CTCCTTTTTTGTTATTTAATTTATTTCCCATATACCTATTATGCACAATTTTGCACAAAAGTACAACTATTTATACACTTTATTTACATTTATTTTTATCACTTATTTTCAACAAATATCTATACATTTTTGTATATTAGTATAAAATTACACCCACTATGGAAGAAAATACATTACAGAAAGTTAAATACCCACTAGGCAGGAAGAGTTTGGCAGTAGACTTAGATACCTATAATATGTTGCAAGAAATTTGTGATGTACAAAGGCGATCTAAGATAGATCAGTTGAAGGTGCTTATTGAAACAGCACACGATCAGTTGGTTGTTGCAGACACTACCTACTAGATGTTTAATAAAATTTTTAAAAAGAAACAGTTACCTGTTTCTTATCAAATTGAGCACCCCAGTGAAATTGTTGAGTTGTTCAGTCGATTAACCTTGCATCATCAAACAGCATTAATAAGATTGATTTCAAGAAATCTTGTGATGAACATAGATGATGAAACCATCATGGGTTATGAGATGAACTTCGATGTAAAGGGTGCTGTGATTGAAGGAACCCTAGACGAGCCTAGCGATACCTGAATTTCTTAGAGCAATCTCCCTGTCTTTTTCGTTAGGAAGAATGGTAGGTGACATAACCTCTATTGGATTTAGGTCAGGTTGGTCAAACAAAGGTTGATCTATTTGTGGAACCTCAAAATTTTGCATGGCACCTTGTAGGTTGTCTGTAGGTGGGGTGACTGGTTGTGCTTCTGCTTCTTCTTGTGCTCTAATCTCTGCTCTTTCTTCTCTTAACTTGTCTGTGCGACTGGTTGTTTCAATTAAATTAGCCACTCCATCTACACCACCTCTTGCAAATGTTTGACTGATTGCATAAGTAATAGGTTTAGTAGCTTCTAAAATAGCTTGTGTTTCTGTTACTTTTTTTGGATCAACTATGTGGCTTATTAACATATCCATGTAAGCATCCTTCTGTCTGCCTACAAGATTACTTAAACCAATATCAAGACCATTGCCAACTGCATATCCACCTAATCTTGATGGTATGTTGATTAAACTTTGTATTAAACCACCAACTTTCACCACGCCACCTTCTAACATATTTTGATTGCCTAGAATTTGTGTAGCTTCTTTAGTCATTAATTGATCTATGGCTAAATTAGAAAAAGTATCAGAACCACCTGCTGTTTGGATTCTGCCTACCATTTGCATCATGTTGGTCATGTCAATAAAGTTATCTAACTCTTCAGGTTCAAAAATAGCTTCCCACATTTTTGCTTTAGTGCCTTGTAAATTATATTCTCCAAGCTCACCAGTCATCCTAGACAATTCTTGAGGACTTGCATCCATTAAATTTCTACCCATTAAAGGCATAGCTTTTGATGGGTTCGGAATACCTAAAGCTCTTAAAAAAGCATTAGGTTGGTTCAAAGGATTTTTTTGTGATGCAATGACATCATCCCATTGTGTTCTTAACCAAGTACCTTTTAAGTTTTGCCATGCTGTAGCACCATCTTCAGTTTGTTGCAAAATACCTTTGAGCTCTTTAATTTCTTTGGGCTTGATGTTGCCACTAAATAATCTTTTCGTAAGAGTAGCAGCTTTCTGCCCACCTTTATCAGCAATGCTTGCAAACTGACCCACAATACTTCTATCTAAATATTGTGCAGTACCCAAAGCATCATCATAAATAGCTGTGACTTCTTTATAAGCAGGGTTTGCTTCTTTCATCTTGTCTGAGATACTTTTGCGTAACAAACTTACTTCACGCAATAATTCAGGATCAGGTTGTTTTCCTCTACCGCTTAATTTGTTTATTTGTCTTGCAAAGTTATCTTTTAAACCTTGATGCAAAAGTTCAGTGGTATTTCTAGCATTGCCAGTGTTTGCATCTAACAAACCTTGTTCAAGTTTTTTGTATATTGCTTTTTTCTCAGCAGAAACATTGCCATCTGCAATTACATCTTGTATTTGTTTGAGCTCTTTGCTTACATCTATGGTTACATCTGTGTCATAAGCATTTTTGTACATAGGTGCAGTTCGTTCTGCTAATTTCTTTTTTTCTAACGCAATATAATCATCTACAGCCTTTACAACATCTAACTCTGCATCAAATGCAGGCTTACCAGTTAATTTATCTTTTAAGGCTTGATTTACATATTTGCCTGATTGTAAAAAATCAAAAAAGTTTTCAGCATGATAATTAATTCTTTGGTTTCTATCGTTGTAATGTTTTACTAATTTTTCACTGCCTGAATTTTTAACAATCCATGCTTCTATCTTGTTACCACTGGTTCCTACTAAATCATTAGCTTCAGCCCTAGATATAGGAACATCAGGGTATTTTTCTGCCATGTATGCTAATTTGTCATCAACTGTTTTGCCACCATTTTGTATTATGTCAGCAAGAATAGATCGACCATCAGTACCGGGGAACTTATCAAACAAACCTTTAGCAAACTTAGGAGCAGTGCTTGTTGGTACACCAAATGGAATACCACCAAAAGCTGATGAAACAGCCAAATCTTTACCTGCTTTATAAGCATCTAATGGAGGTCCACCCAACGCTGATGATAAACCTGCTCTTATTCCATAAGCATAAGCACCACCTTTAGCTGTGCCTTTGACACCACCTTTAATAGCCTCTCCAAAAGCTCTAAATTTGTTTGGGCTAAGAGCACCTTTGACAAAACCTTGTGCCATACCAACAGCACCACCAATAACTTCACCTAAAAATTGTCCTGTAGGTCCTAAATTATTGACATAATCTACATCGTTACCAAAGTAGTCATCTTTAAATTCTTTTTTGTATTCACCAGTTTTATAATCTTTGTAAAACAAATCACCATTATCATCAAAATAATAAAACTCAGAAGGATCAATGCCTTGTTCTACTAATTCAGGAAATCTTCTTGATGCTAACCAATAAACTTGATTGGCTTCGTTGTTTGATAGACCTGCTCTGAAAGCATCAAAAAAACCACTGGCATCAGGGCTATCTTCTATAATAGATGGTTGAATTGTTTTACTGCCTACTGGCACACCACCAAAACTATCAGGTGATCCTGTGCTTACTAGAGTTCCACCAAACTCATCAGCCATTATGGTTTCCTATATATTTGACCATCAGTACCTACATACTCATCGCCTTTTTCTAAATCATCATAGTCATCCTGAGTTGTGACTGTCGGTAATAATGCTTTTTTTCTTGAAAGTTCTGCTTTTCTTTTCTCAAAAGCTACTTGGAAATCAGCAGGTACGAAATCATCAGCCAAACCTTCTCCACTTTCAATTTTCTTTTCTAAAAATTCTACTTCATCAGGAGTAAACAATGGGTTTTCTTCAGACCAATTTGAAGTAAATTTATCTAATTGTAATTGCAATTTTCTACCTGTAACGCCTTGATCTTCTAATTCAATCATTTTATTTACATAATCTTTATAAAAATCTTTATCTCTGACTGCTAATCTTTCAAGTAATTCAAGTTGTTTCATGTAACCTTCTTTGGTCGAACCAAGCGTAGGAGAAGCTGATATAAACAATTTCATTTCACGATCAGAAATAGCACCCTTGGTTTGTGAAACGATAGCCATGGTAAAACCCATAGATAACTGGTTCAGTGCTTTTTGTGGAGCAATAGCTGCCTCTGACTCACCTAACAAAAATTCCCCAAATCCCAAGCCTGATATTAATTCTCTAACTCCCAAAAGACTTCTTGAGAAAGGACCAAATTGACCACCTGCTTCCTCTATCTCATTTGCAAGAATGTAGGCTTGATTAACTTGATCTCTTATTTGATCTGATGCTCTTGATTTAGCCTCGTAAGCATCACTTTCTTTGTTAATTGATTTTAACGCTTCTTTGTCTGCAAAACTTGTATTATCACCGGGCATGTTAATTGCTGTGGTGGGTGGTTTTACTTCTCTGCCATTTTTATTATTAATAATGTCATTTATGTCATCTCTATTTGATGGTATGTTTGCAAAAGTTTGAGATTGTGTAGTTGTTGTACCAGTAGTTTCATCTACCTCATCGTATTCAAAAGTTATGTAGTCAACTTTTTTATTGGCACTATCAATCATTTTTATTGCATATTGGTTTAAAAATTCATTGGCTTTTTGTTCATCTTGCATAGCAAGTTGAGCTGCTTGTAGACCTATTTGTTGTTGAGCCTTGGCATTTGCTTCTTGGTTTTTTTTCATTTTGTCTGATGCTCTAGTAAAACCAACGCCTAAACCTGTAAAAGCTGAAGCTCCACCTGTGTTTGGAGTTGCAAGCAAACCTGCACCCAACTCAGAAGCCAAATCGTAAATGCTCATGTTAGGAGCTTGATAAGAATATGGTGCTAATCGTTGTTGATACTTAGCAAAATTTTGATCGTAATTACCAAGTTGACTAGCTAAATCTTGTATGGTGCTATCAGTAGCACTCACATCAATCTCTGAATCAAATGGATTGATTGGATCGTTGACTGCCATTAGATAGTGTACCCTGCGTTTGATCTTTGCTGTGGTTGGTTAAAGAAGTTACCCAAAGCACCTAATGTGCTTAAACCAACACCTAAACCTGACTGTAAAGCACTTGGTCTTGGAGCAAAGGTTGTAGAAGTTTGGAAAGAACCTGTTGGCACTGACTGAACAAAAGGCAGTAAAGATTGATATTGAGCCATAGGAGCCTGTTGAGCTTGTAGCTGATTCATTCTTGTAGCATCTAGTTGTGCTTGTTGTTGTGCTTGTTGAGCCTGACCTGCACCCATCAACTGATTGATGTCAAACGCACTAGCTTGTTGAGCTTGTTGCCCAATGTTTTGTAAGTTAGCACCTAAGTTTTGTTGTGCTTGTGCTCTTTGTTGTCCTATTTGACCTTCTAAATTACCTAAGTTACTCAAAGCACCTGCTTGTGTTTGTTGTGCACCTAGTTGTTGTCTTGCAAAGTTTGATAACTGACTGGTTAAATTCTGTTGAGCACCGAGTCTTGAACCTGCTAATCCTGATAATCCTTGGGCTGTAGCCATTTCTTGTGCTCTTTGTCTTGCAAACTCACCCAATCCTGTTCTCTGAGCCTCTGAGAAGCCCTGTGAACGCAATGAACCTAAAGCCTGACCTAAACCTCTACCTAGAGCTTCTCGCCTTTCATCTGCACTTAAACGAGCTCTTGAACCAAATGCAGATTCACCACCTGTCATGATGTCTCTAGCTCTTTGTGCCATGTCTTGTTTCTCACCTGCTTCCAACACATCGTCTATGGTTTGTTGTACCACACGATCCTCAAAGGGATTGTAGAAAGCTGAGGTTAAAGATGGGTCATAGCCACCCAAAGTACCTCTGAGCAAGCCCTCAGACTCACCCAAACGATTACCAAACTGATCTGTAGCTCCTAAACTACGACCTGCTAGGGCACCTAATTGAGTGCCAAAGTTACCTACACCACTTTGTATGACACCCAATGACTCTAATTCTCGTTGTCTTGCTCTATCTAAACCTGTATCTAACGCACCAACTCCTGAACGAAAAGCAGACTGAGCATCTCTTAAATACTGATCTTGTATTCCAGTGGCTTCTCTTGCCATCTCCATAGCCCTAAGTTGGTCAGGAGTTAAGTCTGCAACTTTTTGTTCTACAACTCTTGGTGTGCCATCAGGATTAAAGAATGTGCGTTCAGCCGCTCGCATAGCACCGGGTATGAATCCACCTTTACCATCTAAACCAAAGAGTAATTGTTGGCTTAGAGCATCTAAGCCTGTCTCGTTTCTTAATTGATTGCTTACATATGGAGCAGGATCATTGCCACCTGTGTAGGGTGCTAGAGGCTGTTGTACAGGTGCAACTGGTTGTGCAGGTGCAGTAGTTTGTACAGGTGCTTGCACAATTGGGTCAAACACTGCATCAGGTGGTGGGCTGACTGTAGGCATTTGTGGAGAAATGTTATCTACAAAAGTAGGAAGAGGGTTTACCTGTGGCATCATTTGTTCTTGTTCTTGAGCTCGCCTTATCATATCTTGAAAGCCTTGAGGATTAGCGTTTATAGCTCTTGGATCAAATTTAGTAAAATCCATACCCATCGGTAAATTAGAAAAATCTATGTTTTCTAAACTAGGTATATTTGGAATACTGCCTATGCCTCTTGGTATATTTGGCAATGTTTGTGGCATAGGAGCAGGTCTTCTAGCCATCATTTCAGGCTCGCCTTGGATCATGCCTCTAACATTTTGCATTGCCCTTCTCATGTTATCCATTATTGACATAATTATCCTTTAACTTGCGTTTGCACGATTGCTAAAGACCTCCATCATGTTGTACATAAGCTCTGTACCACGCTCTCTGTCTTCATCTAACGATGGGATAAGGTTAAGAATACCACCATCACCTTGTTCTAATTGATACGAACCTGCTCCTCTTACAGCCCTGCCTGTCATGACAAACTCGCCATCAGATAACATCGCAGGTACATCGTCACTGGTTTCAGTGCCCATTCCATTAATCATGCCATTTTTTCTTTCAAAGTCTTCCATGGCTACATTGCCACCTTCTGCATATTGCATTGGCATGACATAACCACCCATGTTGTAACCCATTCGATCTACAACTTCAGGAGCGACTTTGTTAAGTGCTTCTAAACCTTTATTAGGTAAAGAACCACCTTCTGCCATTTCCATCGGCATCATCACTTCACCACCCATCATCATGCCTGTAGGTACTGCTTGACCACCTGATAGTTCAGGCAAAGTGTTCTGTGGTAATAAACCAAACTCTACTGGATTAGGTGCTTGTTGACCCATTCTACGAGCTATTTCTGCTTCTAAGTTAAATCTACCTGCCGCGTTCATTGTATTTAAAGGAGTTAATGGCACACCTTTGTCTTTTTTGGTTTCATCGTAAGCCATTTTACCAAGTGCTCCTGCCAAACCTACTAAACCTGCTGTGCCTAATGCACCCATTCCACCACCTTGACCTCCACCAAACATGCTACCACCTTGACCTTTGATACGATCTTCAATTGATTTAATCATGTCAGGAGTTCTTCCTGCTCCACCTGTAAGAGCTCTGCCTAAATTAAAATTGCCTTGTGAAGCCTGTGGAACCATGCCTGATTGTTGTAAGTTTTGCATGATCTGTGCATCAGACATGCCTTCTGCTCTTAGTCTTTCGATCCTAACTTGTGCCATTGGATCACCTGCACCAATTTCTTCAATGGTTGGTTGTTGACCACCACCTAGTAAACCACTTAAAGGACCATCACCTAGCATACCTTTCAAAGAACCTAGCCCTTGTAAACTTGAGAATCCACCTGAAGCTCCTCCTGCTATTGAAGATAAACCCGGTATACCTGCGTTGCCTAAAGCTGTAACACCACTTTTAATTAAACCACCAATGCCAGTAGTTCCTGACATTCCAAGTGCTCCACCAATACTGCCACCAACACCACCCAATACGCCACCTAAAGCAGTACCAACGCCCGGCACTAGCATAGCAATTGGAGCTACTTTCTTAACTACCTTGCCTAGTTTTTTACCTAGTTTCTTAAAGAAACCAAACTCTTCGAGTCCTGTTGATTGGTTTAGACTAGCAATACCCATACCTACTACAGCTTCTTCAGGGTTAATACCTAATTGATTAAACTTCTCTTCAACCATCATTTCAAACTGTGGGTCTTCCATCATTTCAGGTGGCAATACAATCTCACCCGGTCGTACATGAGCCAAAGCTGTGTCTTCACCACCACCTGCTTGTGCTACTTGTTTTGCTACACTACCTAAAGGTGCCATCATGCTTGCCGATAATTTTGCAATCATACGACCCAAGCCTTCAGCTTCTTCAGGATCGGTAGACATTTGCAGTTCTTGTTGTAAAGAATCTATGGCTTGTTGGGTTTCGTCACTACCACCCATTGTTCCCATGCTTGGACTAGCATTTCTAAACAACTCCATTTCTCTGTTTGAGATAGCTCCTTTGGTTGGACCAACCATGTCCATTGCTCTTGGAATAGAATCCATATACATTTGTCTTTCTTGGTCAGATATAGCACCCATACCACTACCCATTGTGCCCATGCTAGGAACAGCATCTCTAAACATTTCCATTTCTTTGTTTGAGATAGCTCCTTTGGTAACGCCTAATCTATCTCTTAACATTTGCATGGCTTGTTCATCAGGTTGGCTATCAAAACCAAATTGACGATTTTTTCCATCTATTTCGACATCAAATTGCATGTTGCTAGGGCTAGCATCTCTAAACATTTCCATTTCTTTGTTAGATGTAGCACCCATGCCCTGAGTTAAATTGTTGATTCTTCGTTGTAATTGTTCGCTTATAGCCATAATTAACCTATTGTAACTGTTACTGCTCCTACACTCATTGTAGCACCTAATCCTGTTGGATAGGTTTGATGACTGTACAAGTCTCTGAACCTAGTACCATCAAACGCTTGATGTATAGAGTTTGTAGTATTAAATATTATACTACCTGTTGCAAATTGCAATTCAGAAATCTCTGTAGCGTTAAAACTAGGGATTCTATCAGGATCAACATTATCTAAGTTAATCTCTAATATTCTTATTAAACGATTGAAAAGCTCAGGTGTTACATCAGTGCCTTCAGCCAGTGGCAACCTTGTAACCAAGAGTTTTGTCATGACCCTCTACGACCTGATGGCTGTATATCTAGCCTAGTGTTACCTAACCTCCATTTGTAATCTTTTCTATCATCAGCACTATTATCATCATCTGACTCAAATCTAAGCACAAATTGACGACCTCTAGCTCTTACATCTGCTTTGTTGGTATTAGATTTAATTTGCGATGTAGAGTCTGTGGTTAGGCTTTCACCCATAAAATCACGATTCTTTAATACTATATTTATCGCAGGATCAGGTGAAGTGCCTTGAGCATTAACAAATTTGACATCAGGCAAAATGCGTTTTACAAACGCTAATGAGTCACCATCACCTATATCAAAGTCAGCAGATTGTATAAACACATTGTCCATCGGCTCAGTGTCATCGTTAAAACCTGATTCATGGTTGTATAAATAGTAAGAACTTGAAGATACACCAGTGGCTTGTGGTCTGTTTTGTATGCCACCATCGATCCAAGCATGTCTTACCAATGAACCAATTGACCATGAGTTTTCTTCGTAATTGTATATGGCGTATCTTGAAATTTCTCTTGTGTCATCATCAATGGATGGATAAAAGAACCAAACTTCTGAAAACTCTGAGTTTAAAGCTACATGACATTTGTAAGCCTGAGATAGGTCAAGGTCTTCAAACACATATTCTTGCACTGTGCATGGTAGTTTTTGTACAGCACCATTGTAGAAGTAAAATCCTTGTTTACTCATAAAAAATACACCATTAGGTGCATTAACAAATGCTTTAGGTCCTAACAATCCTGCTCCTTCATTAATTAAATTTACAGAAAAAACCAATGGAGCACCAATAAAACGCATACTGTAAATACTGGTATCAGTCCAAATTAGCACCTCTTGTCTTGCTTTTATACCACCTACGATCTGTGAACCACTTGATAAACGCAAGGAGCCTGCTGAATTAGTGTTGGTAGGGTTCCAATCAATTGCACTTTCTGAATCAGAAAAAGCAATTAACATAGGATCAACCACACCAGTTCGATTGCCACCTGTAATAGGATCGGCACCCAATACAATTGCATGTCTGTCTGTTTCTGAAACTAACACTTGTAAGGCTACTGTAGGAGCTTTGTCTGCTCCTGATATATCTGATAAAGCCACAGCCCTAGTGCTCAAACCATCGTTTTCTGTCCACAAATAAACACCACCACCACGAACATTAATTAACAGATTTTCACCAAAGTTGTCGTGTGACCATAAACGCAATTGATTGGTAACACTTAAAGTATTTTCAGCACTCCATGTGCCTGCACTCCAAGCTCCTGAACCCCAACCAGTGTTTTGCACATAGTCATTTAAGCCAACATTGATTTGATATGAACCATCTACACCTGATCCACCATTGCCTGAATCACTTGCATTTGCTGTGGCTGATGCCACAAAAGTGTAAGTATTGGCTGTGGGTACAGTAACAATTTGATGTTCTGTGTTTAAGACTGATGCTGTAATTAAACCACCAAGAGAATCAGCTCCACTGATAGTAACGAAATCTCCTTGTACTGCACCATGACTTGAATCAGTAGCAGTAATAGTAGCAGAGCCATTGGTTGCACTAAAAGTTATTGAATTGGTACTGGTTTTTCTGATAGGAGTAATGTCATTAAAAACACTACCTCTTTCTATGTAATATTTAAGAGTGGTTCCTAAACCAAGATATTTTGTACCACCAAGACTAACCCATTGATGTAAAGCTCTAGCTATGCCTAAAAAAGCATCAGCACTAGCTTTTAGCCAACCACCAATCTTTTCAGGTCGATTTTTTCTAAAACGAATGAAATTAGCATCAACATAACCACCTTCTTCTGAGTAATCAGTCTCTTCTTTGTTGATTCCTGCTTTAAAATTAAATTTTGCTAAAGGCATAAGTAAACTCTTTTATTGTCATAAAAGTTTACCATAAACTTTAAAATTTACGCCAAACGAATAATCGCACCAGTTGCAGTCGCACTAGGGAAAACCACAGTGAAATCGCCTGCTGTGCTAGTTTTATCTCCACCAAAGTCGATTGCACAAATTGCTTTATTACCATTAGTAGAGTTATACAGTAAACAACCTCTAGCTGTAACTGTAGCTGTACCAAAAGTTAAATCTGCAAAATCACACACAGCAGTAGTTCCTGACAACGCAGGTGTAACATTGGTTAATGCTGATCCACCTGAACTGTAATTAGTTCCTGTAGCTTGTCCTGTGGTTACAAATACAGTAGTACCTGCTCCCAAGGTTGCTGATGATGTGTAGAGTGCTAACTTAATAGAATCTGCACCATTGGTTAAATTATGTCCTTCGACAAGTATTTGTTGTTTAAAACTTGAACATATTGCTGATGTAATTGCCATTTATAGCTCCTTTATAATCTTAGCCATGTCTTCATGACCTTGTTTAACTAATAAACCAACCATAGTAACCTTTTTAGATTCTATCGCACTGTTTATATTAGCTAAGATTATACTATAAATATGATTTTTGAAAGCCTCAGCTTGCAACCTAACATGTTCAGGTGCATTTTCTGATATGCCTAAGATTTTTTCAGTGGTTTGTTTTGCCCAAAATTCAGGATCATGACCTTTATTTTCTGTGGTATGAACCTCTACTTTGCCTAATTGTATAAAACTTTCTGACATTATCCTTTGTAAGGTTCAGGTGGTAATTCATGTTCTTGCAAGGTAAAACCATCTTTTGCTAATTGATTATCTATTTCATCATGTGGTTTTATAATCCATTTGTTGCCATGAATTACAGTTAAAAAAGGTTTTTCTAAACGATGATAACCATAGAGTTTTTCAGTGGGTGGTACATCGGCATCTAAGACTGTTGATCTAGGGCTAACACCAACTGTGATGCCATGATCCATCATTTTAGATAGCCAAAATTCAACACAAGCTCTGCCTGCTTCTGCAAAATGTAAATCGTTTCTATAAGAAAAATCTATGCCAAATAGATCAATAGACTCTACTTCATTCCACATAGCAAAGCCTAAAGCATAAGCAACTGTGTTGTTAAAGTAAGCACACTGAGTAGCATTAGCAACTTCTTCTATAGGAAACAAAGTGGCTTTTGGTACTCTTTGATCTAATTCACAAGTGTAAACAGGTATTTTAAGCTCAGGTAACATCTTACGCATAACCAAAGTTTGTTTGCCTGCATCATCACTGTCTAAAAATCGACTAGCAGGGTCCATCATAAACAAACGATCTAAGTTAAAAACACTACAAGCTGAGTTTATACCCCAAACTTCATCCCATTCTTTACCATTTTCTTTGCCAATCACATAATCTATTTGTGATATGCCAAGACCTAACAAGGCAACTCTCTTGCCCTTGAGCGATTTAATTGGTTTCATTACGATACTACTGAGCGTAGGCTATCGTATCTGTATTCATCTCTAGTATCTCTACCTTCTGATAAGTTTTTCATTCTCATGATTGCCTCTTTGAATCTTGCTTCAAACTGAGCAATGACATCAGGAGTCTCTTTGAGAAAAATTGCACCTTCAACTAAACTTCCATAGAGTAAAGCATCAGGATAATCTGTACTAAGAACTGTCGTTCCACTGTCACTACCACTTGTCAATGAAGCTGGTTTATATAAGTAATGTAATTCTACTGTATAAATTGCATCAGGTACAGGTGCAAGAGAAAAAGAGTCTTGGCTGAAGATTGAGTAATATTTAGGTTGACCTGTCACAGTTGTTGTTGG